GTTTTACCGCGACGTTTGCTCGCACTCGTGCATCACAGGACGCAGTTGAGTTGATTCGCTCTGGTGCCTACGATGCCGTCAGTGTTGGCGCAGAAGTTCAAGAGTCGTATTACGACAAAGAACTGAAGGCCACCGTCGTCACCCGCGCTTCGCTAGTCGAATTGTCTTTGGTCGCCGTTCCAGCGTTCTCGGGCGCAGAAATACGCGACTTAGTTGCTCAGGCCGACGAACCCGAAGAAGAAATCCCAACAGAAACAACCCCAATAACACCATCCGAGGAGGATGAAACCATGTCAGAACCCACAAGCGTTGAAGCCGCAATCGCGACTCAACCGATTTATGCAACCGCCAAGCGCGAATTCAAATTGCCGTCAATGTCCGAATACATTTCGGCTTTCGTTCGTGGCGGAAGCGATTTTGCACAACTCAACGAAAACATCCGCGCCGCAGCTCCCAATGTGACGACCACTGATGTGCCCGGTGTGATCCCGACGCCCATCGTACAAAATGTGTTCAACTCGTTTGTAGGCTCGCGCCCTCTCGTGGATGCAACCACGTTGCGACCCATGCCGCAGGGAGGCTCAGTTTTCATCAGACCTGTAGTGAATGTCCATGGATCAATTGGTACTGCCACACAGAACACGACCATCACCGCCTCGGCTTTCGGCATTGACGACATTCAGATCACCAAGACCATTCAGGGTGGCTATGTTGAAATTAGCGAAGCCGCAATTGACTGGTCACAGCCTGAAGCACTTGGACCGTTGCTTGACGACATGGCTCGCGTGTACGCAGACCGCACCGACTTGCTCGCCTGCTCGGAATTGCAGACTGGCACCACCAACAGCAACAACTTCGCTAACGCATCAATTGCTGACCCGGCTTACTGGGTTGAGTGGATGTACACCGCAGCTGCTGACATTTTGACTGGTTCAAATGGCAACTTGCCTTCCATCTTGGCTGTGTCACCGAACGTCTGGAAATTGATGGGCAGTTTGTCCGATACCGCTGACCGTCCGTTGTTCCCACAGGTGGGCCCAATGAACGCATACGGTTCGCTCAATGTCGCTTCGACGCAGGGCGCGTTTGCTTTCGGTTTGCGCGTCGTCGTTGACCGCAACTTGACCTCGGCTGGCATGACCATCCTTGACCCGCGTGCACTTGAGAACTACGAAATGGCGAAAGGTGCAATTTCCGTTGAAATGCCTTCACAGCTTTCACGCCAAATCGCGTTCCGTGGTTACTGGGCATCCAAGGTCATTGACCCGACCCTTACCATTAAGGCTGCTTTCGTCTGATAGACGGAAACTACGAGAGGATCTGAATCATGGCCGTATTTACCGTCACGCACGCACAACGTGTGGACGACTACGCCGTGATTCAGACCCTCGAGGCCACTGACATTACGATCGGTCAAACGATCGTTGTTGCAGGAGTAGGAAACAATTTTGATGCGACTTACATCGTTCAAGCTGTCCCTACTTTTCTGTTTGTTGGTGTCGGCTATGAAGGTGATTTCATTTTTGATAATGAAGTCACCATCACGAATCAACTACTTGTCAAATCAAACTTCGATAACTATCAAAGAGCTTCAGCGACTGGAACAGTAACTTGGACCCAGAGCTGTACTTGGTTGTCATCAACTGCGCCTGTAACAGAGTTTCTTGGGATCGCGTCGGCCACGGCAAATGACACCGCGTTTCTCACTACTTGTGTCGCAGCTGCAAACGCTTGGTGTTTCAGGCGTCGCGTGCAGGCTGGTTACCACGACAGTCTCACGACCGTCCCTGACAGTTCAGTGCTGTTAGGAACCACGCTTTACGCCGCAGGGCTTTACCGTGAACGCGGGACAACTGGAGACAGTTACGCGTCGTTTGGTGACATGACAGGACCACCGCTCATGACCTTGGGTCGAGTCAACCAGTTGCTTGGCATTAAACGATCGCAGTGTGCATGAAATGGCAGGCATCTTCACGGACGCGATCGACGCTGTCTCAGCAACGATCACGGCTCTCGGGCTTAAGCCTGTCACTGATCCTCGCAACGCTCGACCGCTCACTGTTTTTATTGAGTTACCTGTTTTCACTGCGTTCAATAACCAAACGGCGGACATCACGATTGACCTCCGAGTCTTGGGCGCGCCACCCGGCAACAGCGACTCTACGACGTACATACTCGGAATCGTTGATGAACTGATGAACTCTTCTCTCGCAGTTGTATCTGGACGGCCTTCGCTTGCTCAGATCGGATCGCAAGATCTACCTGCTTATGACCTCACAATTAGAATCGGCTCAAGCCGCAGATAAAAGGACAAACAATGCCCACAACTTACCTATCAAACCCAACCGTCAATGTCACTAGCCCGTCAGCAATGGCGTTAACAAGTAACTGTTCTGCAGCGGTTTTGACTTTGACCGCCGAGGCTTTGGAAAACACGAGCTTCGGCCAGACATCCCGCACCTACACGGCTGGGTTGTTCAGTAATGAATTAACCTTGACTTTGTTCCAAGGTTACGGAACGACCGAAGTGGAAACCTATTTGAACACTTTGTTCGGTGTCGCTTCAACAATTGTTGTTAGCCCATCTGGAACAACTGAGTCCGCTTCAAATCCCGAGTACACCCTCACTGGTTGTTACCTTGAGACCGTCACGCCGATTAACGCAACTGTCGGCGAACTGTCAGTCGTTGAGGCCGTGTTCAAGGGTGGCACCTATGCACGCGACATCGTGACACCGTAATCCGTAAACTGATCCAATCCCGACTAGGAGAACCATGAAACTTACACTTAGCGTCCGACTCACCGATGGTGAGACTTACCAAGTAATTACAAACCTGTTTGTGATCATTTCGTGGGAGCGTAAATTTAAACGACGAGCATCAGATCTGAGCAATGGGATCGGGATGGAAGACCTAGCGTTCATGGCTTACGAAGCCAGTAAGCAGCAAGGTCATCCAGTCCCGATCTCATTTGATGAGTTCGTCAAGAAACTAGAAGATTTAGAAGTCGTGGAGACTGCATCTGCAGTCCCTACGCAGGAGGCCACCGACGTCAGCTAGCAGCTCTGCTAGTTGAGACTGGGTTCTGGCCTCCACAAATAACATTCGAGACAGACGATCTAGCAACTTGTGTGCAGATCATCAACGAGCAGAGAAAGAAAACCTAATGGCTGCAGATGTGAGACTTGATACTTACGGTCTGCAAGACGCATTAAAGAAGATGCAGAAGATTAATCCTGCTATGCGTCGGACTCTGCTCAAAGATACGAAGGTCGCGGCTCAGCCTTTGGTGGATTTGATTAACAGTCGAATCCCACAAACACCACCGTTGAGCGGTATGAATCACAACGGTCGTACCGGGTGGAAGAACGTCAAGAAGGTTCAGATCTCGTTGAACACTCGCAAGCCTCGCAAGGGTTCGGCGACTGCTGGCGCTGAACAGATTGCAGTGGTTCGTGTGGTCACTAAGGGCGCGCCCGTAGCGATTACTGACATGGCAGGAAAAGCAGGTGGGACGAAGTCGCGCCGAGAGCCAAAGTATCGCCGACCTAAATTTGACTCAGCTTTAAGAGGTACACCCTCTCGCTATATGTGGAAAGACGTGGATCAGATGGTTGCCGAAACTGAACGGGCACTAAAACCGATCATTGACCAGTTCATGGTTGATGCACAAAAAGAGTTTAAGTAATGGCTATTAACCTCCCAATCATTTCTGAGTGGAATCCCAAGGGCATAGATAAAGCAATTGCCGACTTTAAAAAACTTGAGACGAACGGGCAAAAAGCCTCTTTTGCAATCAAGAAGGCGGCAGTACCGGCAGGGTTGGCTGTCGCCGCTTTAGGTACGTTCCTTGTTGGTGCCGCTAAAGGTGCTGAAGAAGCACGAATCGCAGACCAAAAACTGGCTTCAGTTCTTGACACCATGGGCTTTGAGGATGCCACCAAAAGAGTTTCTGCCTACGCCGAAAGCCTTGAAAAGACTATTGCTGTTGACGCTGACGTTATTAAGGCAACACAAACCAAACTGGCAACTTTTAGTGCTTTAACTCAAACCGTTGGGCAGGCTGGCGGTGCGTTTGATCGTGCGACTGCGGCAGCTCTTGACATGGCCGCCGCAGGTTTCGGAACTGCCGAGGGTAACGCTGTCCAGTTGGGTAAAGCGTTACAGGACCCGATCAAAGGCATCGCAGCATTAGCAAAGTCTGGTGTCACTTTTACTGAGCAAGAAAAGGACAAGATCAAAGCTCTTGTTGAGTCGGGCAATCTGCTTGAAGCACAGAACATCATTCTTAAAGCTGTCGAAGGTCAGGTCGGCGGAACTGCTGCAGCTTCCGCTTCATCGTTTGACAAGATGAAGTTTGCTCTCGCTGGCTTGTCTGACACTTTCGGTGAAATGTTGCTTCCAGTCATTGACGAATTGGCACCAAAGTTGGCTGTTTTTACTGCTTGGGCTACCAAAAACAAAACGCTTTTAACAGTTTTGGTTGGCGTGTTTGGTGGCCTTGCTGTAGCCATTCTTGCGGTCAATGTGGCCATGAAAGTCTGGACAGCAACGACAGCAGCGTTTACCGCAATCCAAGCAGCGTTTAATGCTGTCATGGCCTTGAACCCGATCTTCCTGATCGTCGCTGCAATCGTCGCCATTATCGCAGTCCTCGTCCTACTTCAAAAAGAGTTCGGGCTCTTTGATGGTGTCATCAAGTTTGTCGGCAATTCGTTCGCCAAAGTTTGGGAAGCAATTAAAGCAGTATTCGACTGGGTGACCAACAACTGGAAACTGCTCCTGGTCGTGTTGACTGGCCCGTTCGGTTTGGCAATCCTTGGGATCTTTAAGTTCAAAGACAAAATCATGGACGTGTTCAAAATAATCTACAACGGCATCAAAGCCGCAATGGGCTTCGTCGCCAATGTCATCACAGCACCATTCAAAGCAGCTTTCAATCTTGTCGCCAAACTATGGAACAACACTGTCGGCAAACTGTCCTTCAAAGTTCCCGGCTGGGTGCCCGGCATCGGTGGCAAGGGATTCGATGTTCCAGACATCCCTGAATTAAAAGACGGGGGCATAGTCACCCAAGCGACATTGGCAATGATTGGCGAAGGCAACGAACCCGAAGCGATCATCCCTCTCTCCAAACTTGCAAGCATGGGATTCGGTGGCGGTGGCGGTGGCCCGACAATCAATGTCACAGTCACCAGCGCAGATCCGAACGCTGTCGTCGCAGCTCTGCAACGCTATGTCCGAATGAGTGGCCCAGTGCCAGTGACTACAAGGCCACTATGAGCAATCAAAACCTTTGGAAGGTCACAGTGGACGGATACAGCCTTGACGGGTTCGTCTATTCGCTGTCATTCTTTAACGGCAAGAAGAGATGGCTGGAGAACTATTCGCCTCAAAGTCTGTCGCTCACTATTGACAACTCGACAGGTCTTGCGTCCGCTTTCTTGCCCGGATCAGAAATCAAGGTGTACAGGGACGGAGTAGGAACAAACAACAACGCTCGGAACTTCTTTTACACTGAAAGCGTTTCATTTGATGACGGCTTCCAGTACGCGTCAGGTGGAGCGACAGCAACGATCACAGGGATAGATCTGTTCGGAGTGTTGTCTCGTGAGCAACTCGTGAACGAAGACCTTGGAGACTTCAACACTCTTGAACAACTGTCGCCATACACAGGACTCATCAGTTTCACAAACGACGGGAACAGTGTCGCCTACCCGACCGACAACTACACCGGCACTATCGGCGCTCGACTCGCCCAAAATATGCAGACCGAACACGGCCTCATGTTCAACTACGGCGACACGATCAAACTATTGGCAAGGTCGGAAGTTGGCGAGAATGTCTCAACTTTGTCATTTGGTGGCATTGCGTCCGCCACCGTCCTACCTATGAACGCAGTGTTCAGGTCTGCGCTTGGCGATTCGTTTAACAATGTCGTCACAGTGGAAGCTCCACCCGGATCGTACACAGCGACAAACGCTGCATCAGTCACGCTTTACGGAGAATGGGCAACGACTACGACACAAGTTGACGGAAGCAGTAGCCAAGTTCAAGGATGCGCTGAATATCTTGCTGCACTAATGGGCGACCCGTTAAGTGATAATCAAGTTTATTTTGAAATCCACGTCTGGGATTACGCTGTCAACCCTTCAACTCTCACATTGTTCAACCAGTACAACGACTTCATTAGTCAGAACATAGATGTGGTCTACCGCACACCCGGAGCAATCTCAGACACGACTTTCCAGTGCGTCATTGAGGGCCTACAGATCAACTCAGATCCTGAGAAAACTGAGTATGTGTTCTTCTTGACTCCTGCAGCTCTGTACCGTTCATTCATCCTTGACGACGCTATTTTCGGTACTCTTGACAACAACAGACTCAGCTACGGCGTAGCAGGGTTTTAAGGAGAAAAAATGCCTACACAATTAGGAGATTTCACTGCTGGACAGATTCTGACCGCAGATGATATGAACGACATCGCAACATGGACGACCTTTACACCGTCATTCACTGGAATCACTTTGGGCACTGGATCATCAAACACTGGTCAGTACTGTCGAGTTAATCAAATCCTGTTCATCAGAACTAGAACTGTTTTGGGTAC